TCACCCGTCGATCGGCGCGTGATCAGATCCACCTCCGCTGGGGATATAGGTGCGCCTATTGCAACGATCCCCTCGGCCGCAGTCCCACCCTCGATCACGTCGTTCCTAAGGTCCACGGTGGCCTGACGGTCCGCGAGAACTTGGTCTCCTGCTGCCTGATGTGCAACAGCCAGAAAGGCCACAAGCCATGGGTGGACTGGTATCGCGCCCAACCGTTCTGGTCGGCGCTTGGCGAGTGGGCGATCGTCCAGTGGATCACCAGCCACTCAGAACATCGTCAACCAAATAGTGGCGAGCAACATGCCGCCTAGCCAAGTCATCCCAAACACGACCACCAGCGGAGTCTTCATGGCCGCAGCATCTGATTGAGGTAGATCTCCGCCTGGAACCAGTCCGAGCTATACCGGCACACGCCACCGACACAACTCCGGTAGTACACCTCACCCTTTACAGGCATCAGCACCTCGATGTAGCCGCCGTCGCGGTCAGTCCGGCTGATCACTTCAGGTCCGAACATTGCCGTGCCTCCTCACGATGGATCCATGTCTTTAGGCCCGCCACATAGTCCCGCAGTACCTGCGCCTGCTGGAGGTGCCATCCATCGCCCGATGCAAACCACAGGCGGTTGTGCCGGTCGATTGCCTGCAGCGATTGATGGATGAGCACATTCCACGGCTCACGGATAGGCGTGTTGAACTCACGCTTGGACACGGCGACCTGGCGGCCTCTATCAGTCTGCCGCCGGCAATGCCCGCTGGAAGAAGTCGCAACTCACCGCGTAGCGCCCGCCACTTCGCTTGCTCTCCGGCAGCAGCAAATCGCAACGCTGTGTGCTCATCTCCCACTGGATGCAGTCCCAGCACATCACGCTGGCCGTCTCCGGTCTGATGCTGGCCACCGCCGCCTGGAAGACTGCCTCAGCCTTCAGCAGCGCATCGTGCAGGCTATTGGTGCCAGTGTCCACCTCGACCTGGTGCTCAGCCTTCGGACCAAGAATCACGCGCGCGTGCCATGTCCGATCGATGCGGTCGCACACCAGCAGTAATCGGCCAGCGTGCAACCTGATCATTCATCCTCTCCATAGCTCGGCTGGTGATACAACCGCTCGAGCTGCATCGACAGCGGTTCATCGGCCTGCGTGATGTCGATCGGATCGCTCTGATCCCGCACGATGAAGACCATCCGAGAGCCGTGGCGCTTCACCACCAGCAGGCCGATGCGCTCGCTGCGGCATAGGATCCGCAGCGCTTGTCGCTCAAGCCAGTTCAGGCGGAGATGTTCGAGCATGACTCCATCTTGGCAATGAGTCGATTCAGATACCACTCCGCTTTCAGGGCATCCTCGAGCGCGTTGCCCTTGAGCCACATGCGGATCATGTACTTGAGCGCCTGCCCCTGCAGGTATGCCGGGACCATGTGCGGTGCATCGGCGATCACCGACTCGATGAAGTCGATGGCCTCGATGGTGCCCGCCTGATAGTGCGGGGGGTGGTTCACGAGGTCGCTTGCTGTTCTGCGTTCTTCCATTTCTTGCGGGTGATGATGTCGTAGACGTGGGTGCTGGTGATGCCGTAGATGACCGCCAGCTGTTTGATTGTCCAGCCGCTGGCGTACAGCTTGCGGATGTCGATGGCGTTCTGCGGCGTCAATACAGCGTTACCGGGCACATGGCCTGGCTTGAAGCTGGTGCTGGTCGGCGCCTTCACCGCCACTTCTCACCCATCAGCACCTGGCGGCACACCTCAATGGCCTGCTGCGCCTGCTTCTGCGTCATCACCGATTCGGTCTCATCCATCGCCTTCACCACTCGGTCGAGCAGTGTGGCGTAGTCCGTGTCGCGGAAGTTTGCGGCGATGTCAAGCGCAAACTCCTCCCACAGGCCGGTGAGGGTGCCACGCAGTGGATGGCCATACGGCAACTCCTGACGGCCGCTGCGTTGATACAGCGCCTCCATCATGTCGGCGCGCTGCTGGTCGAGTTGCGTGGTGGTCATTCGTCGAGGTACTTGCGAAGGTGGAGCAGTTCAGCACAGAGCTGTTCGCGGTTCTTGATGCCGCAAGTGTTGTGCAACTGATCGATGCGAATGTCGATCAGCAGGCGGAGGCGATCACGTTCTGATGCTTGGCCAGCTTTGAAGGTGTTGCTGCCTTCGAGCAGGCTATAGAGACGAGCACGGGCAGCATCGTTCATCGGCTCTGCAGGGCGATCTGAATAGCAGCTTGGAAGTAGCCAGCCATCTTCATCCGGCGATATTCGCCGCTGGCCTCCTCTGATTGTTTGTCCTCGATCAGGTCGTAGTTGTGTCTGGCTTCTTGGAGTGCGGCCAGCGTTTCGATGTTGAGCATGTCCAACTCAGATCGGCTGAGATCATTCACCTTGTCCAAGTGGATGACTTTCGCGAGGATGAACGAACGATGGAAGGGAACAATGGATTGGTCTGGGGTCATGATGCAACTTCGATTTCAGCGGATGGCCAGCGGTTCTGGGCGTAGCGGATCGCAGCACCGACGTTCTCGGCGCGAGTGATCCAGAGCATCGGCCGAGCGCCGCTGGGATAAATTAGAAGGCGATACTCCTTAGTGCGGGCACCATTGCGTGGCCTGCTGATGCCCTCGCCGTAGACGCCCTGATCCTCGGGGTCGGTGCGCCATTGGAAGGCGATCGGAGAACTAGAGGTAGACATTCGGATCGGTGACAGATTCAGGATTGAGCCATTCGATTTGATTCCACCAAGGGAGCCATGTATCGGCGGCGATCAGCTTGGCTTCCGTCAGGCTGTGCGCCAGTACGCACTCGACGACGTTGGCGGACTTGATTGTGAAGTAAAAGCGGCGGGGGGTCATTCGGGCAGCGCCTCCAGTGCGCGGCGGATCAGTGCGTGCTCATTAGCAGTGAGCAGTGTGATGGGGTTTGGGTAGTCCGGCCTTGGTGCGTGCTTCAACGCTTCCAGCGCCTGCTCCTTCAAGCTCGTCGGCTTGGGTCGGCGGGCGTCGCGGAGATTGCGAGCAGCAGATGCAGAGTGATTGAAATCAAGCCACTGGCAACACGCCTCCAGCTCCTGGTCGGCGCCCCATTGGGCAGCATGGTGAGCGATGAATAGCTCATACCCCCAGTTTTCGTCGTCGAAATTAAGAGGACTGCTGGTCGCCCACTGCTGCACCAGCTCCGGCGGTGGGGTGATGGGATGCGTCACTTGCGCACCTCCACCAGCGGCTGCGTGCCGGAGTGCGTAGCGCCTGCTTGGTTGCCGGCCTCGATGCCGATCATGGCGAAGACGGCGGCGACGACAAGGATGCAGATGGCATTGTTGATGCGGTTGATCATTGGATTGAAGTGATAGGTGGATGGGAGCCAAGGATGGCTCAGGCGGCAACGAACGCCTCGACTTGACGGCGGTCGTACCAGCGATCGCCGTTGCCAGCGATCTCGACAACCAGCAGGGTGCCCCAGAACTCGATGAACTGATCAATCGTGTAACCGGCTTTCTCAAGGGTGTAGAGGATGTTGCCGGCGTGGATCAGGTGAGCGGGGTTGGTCATTGGCTTAGTGGGTTGCCGATGACGTAATTATGCACCGCCTACGGGGCACATGCCACAGGCGTGTGACAGTTCTTCACACGGCCTCGGTGCCCACTGCCAGCTCAACCGGCACCCGCAGTTCTGGCTTGCTCTGCCCCTTGACGCGCCGCCCCCAGCCGACCACCGCCGGGCTGACAGGTAGCTCGACCGTGAACCACACATGGCCGCAGGCATTGCAGCCCCGCTTGCGCACCGTCACCTCGGCGTCGCGGTTGTTCGTTGCCATTGCCTTGATGTCACCACTGGAGCACCTGGGGCACTGCATTGCTATCGTGAGATGTACCCCACTGGTCTAGCACAATGCAGTTCGGTGAGTGGATGGCCGTCACCCTTTCGGCAGAGCAGCAGTTCGAGATCGAAAAACATGCCCGCGCTCTGCTCAACAGCAAAGACGCGGGCACCATGGCCGTCGCTCTCTATAAGCAGGCCTGCTACCAGCAACAACTGCTCCAGCAGGCCGTCAACGAGATCGCGCGGCTCGAATGTGAACTGATGGGGCGTTAGAACATGTCGTCGCTCACGTCGACCACCACGCCATTAGTGGCCGCGGCCAGCTTCTGCGCAGCATCACCAGGATCCACCCAGTCGCGCGGCGGCTGTGCCACGGCGCTCACATAGGCCAGTCCCTTCTGGCTGGTCTTCTTCCAGCCGCTGATCGGCACCTGGACGCTGCCGTACTGGTCGGGCGTCTGGCTCATCACAAAGCGGCAGAAGGCATCCAGCTCCTCCACTTTGATGTTCATCATCCCGCTGAAGTCCACCTTGCTTTCAGGCTTGGTCGACTTGAAGATGCTCAGGTTCAGCTTGAAGCTCATGGTTGTTCGTTGGTAATGGTGTTGGCCTGTTCGTATTGCTCCACCCCGGCCAATGGGTAGAGCACGAAGCCTGGCGTGCGGAAATACGCCGGACCCTTATTAGCCTTGCGCCAGCGCATTAGCGTGTCAGGGTGCAACCCCCATCGCTGTGCAAGCTGGGTGGCAGTCAGGTACTCAGAAGAGTTCATCGCTCTCAGGCTCCGGTGTAGGTGCCGGCTCGGGAATGGCGGCGTTGAGATCAGCGACCTGATCGCTCACGGTCACCGGCTGGATGTCGACCACCTCCTCCTGGCTTTGCATCCCGAGCAGGAGATCACTGGCATAGAGGCGACCCCAAAACGCTGCGGCGCGATAGCGGATCATCAGCTCAGGCATCGTCTGCCACTTGCTGCCTGCCTTGGTCGCCCAGCCTTCCTTCTTCGCCATCGCCATGGTGATGGTCGGTCCCTTCAGCTCCTGCCCGCTGGCGAGATCCTTGGCGATCGCGTAGCAGGCCAAACTGTCGCCGCTGCCGCTCAGCTCAAACCGCAGCGGACTGAACCGACCGCAGCCATTGACCATCGCAATGATGAAGCTGCTGCTCCACGATGGGCGGCCATGGATCACATGGAGGTGCTGCATGGCCAGGAATGGACTGATGCCCATCCGATTGGCGATCTCAAGCGCGACCAAGCAGTTGGCGAACCCCTGCTGGCCTTGAAACTGTGGCGGGATCAGCGTGCTGCTGGCTAAGGCTTTGGCAATCCGCTGGGCATCCTCGAAGGCTTGGATGCCGCTGAACACCGAGCCGGAGCTGGTGGTGGTAAGTGCTGTGGATTCCATCAATACATCTCAATCTCGGTGGTCTGTGTAGCGGCCTCGCCGGTCATCCATGCCGGCAGACTGATTGGTTCGATCCGATCGCTGTAGGCAGGCCAGCGGCCTGATGCCTTGCACTCGGCCAGTGTCTGCAGATCGCGCATGGCGGTTTCGTAGCCACGTTCGATCATCTGCTCGTCAGCGGCATAGACACCAACCGCGAACGGTGGCTTCTTCTCCACTGCGATAAAGATGAACCCAGACGGCCGCTTGCCATAGGCAGCCTCAATGCCCGCCATGTACCAGCCGGCTTGAACGTGATACCGCCACTTCGCGATGCTGCGGCGAAACTCCCGCGGACTGGCGTCTTCGGTGGTCTTGAGATCCACCACGATGCCGCCATCCTCTGTAATCCAGTCCGGCCGGCATTTGCACTGAAGGCCGGTGGTCGGCTCCGTCCACATGTGCGTGGTCTCAGCCTCCCCGGCTATACCGAGCAGCAATGCAGCAGCTGGATGGCCGAGCACTGCTCTGCCCATGTGCATCACCAGATCGGCATCTTCTCGGCTCAGCACGGTGCGGCCGTTGGCCTCAGCCTCGAACGCTGCCCATGCCTCCTTGCCGGCCTTAGTGCGGCGATCAAGGCCATCAGGGGCGACGATGTAATCGGCATCCCATTTGTGCAGTTCGAGCACATGGGTGTGGACTGCGCTGCCGATGCGCATCGCTGGCGTCGGCTCGGGAATGACGCGCTTCGGGTCGACGTAGCGCGCCCAGTAGTGCAAGGGCGATCGCGCGATGAGATCCAAATGCGACTTTGAGATCGCAGGGTGCGCGTGATAGTCGGCGTTCTCCATAGGTTGCAGAGACTTGCCGCATACTATAGCCTGATGCCATTCGTTGCAACCATATGCAGCTTCGCTATTACCAGCAGCAGGCCATCGACAATCTCCGCAATGCCTATCGTTTCGGCTGCCAAGCTCCGCTGCTATGCCTGCCCACTGGAGCCGGTAAAACTGTTGTTTTCTCTGCTATTGCAAGGCAAGCAGTAGCTAAAGGCCGTCAGGTTTTGATTTTGGTTCATCGCCGTGAGTTGATCCAGCAATCAAGCGACAAGCTGACGCTGGCAGGCGTAAAGCATGGGGTTATTGCAGCAGGCTTTCCAGAAACTGAAGCGTCCGTCCAAGTCGCATCGGTACAAACACTTGCAAGAAGACTTAAATCTATCAAATGGTCTCCTTGCTTGATAATTATTGACGAATGTCACCATGCAACCGCTGGCAGTTGGGACAAAGTTCTTAACCATTGGTCGTCGGCACTTCGGCTAGGAGTAACGGCAACACCGTGCAGGCTCGATGGACGCGGCCTGGGTAGAGTATTTGATCAACTTATACTAGGACCTACTATTGATGATCTTATTTATCTGGGGTTTCTTTCAAGATATCGAGTCTTCGCTCCACCAGTCGTAGCCGATTTATCTGGCATAAGAAAACGAGGCGGAGATTACGACTTAAAAGATGTCGAAGAGCGTCTTTGCGCTCCAAGTGTCACAGGCGATGCAGTCCGCCAATACAAGCTTTACGGAAAAAATCAGCAGGCTATAGCATTTGCAGTTACCGTATTTCACGCAAAGCTTATAGCTGAAGAGTTCTGCAATGCTTCAATCCCAGCAGAAACAATTACTGGAGAGATGCCGATCGCTGACAGGGATGCTGTAGTTCAAAGATTCGCAAACGGCCAAACCAAAATTATGGTTTCGGTAAATGTTGTATCAGAGGGATTTGATTGCCCAAAAGCCGCTTGCGCGATTCTTCTGCGTCCTACAGCCTCTGAATCGTTATACCTGCAACAGGTTGGGCGCGTGCTTAGACCAAGCGAAGGTAAAGATCATGCAATCATAATTGATCATGTTGGTAATGTGCCCAGGCATGGCCTTCCCTGTCAGCATCGTGATTGGTCATTAGCAGATCGTCCCAAAAAGCAATCTGCCGCTTTAATAGCAGTAAAACAATGTCCAGAATGTTTTGCTGTATTTCATCCTCAGCGCTTTTGTCCTGAGTGCGGAGTTGATTTGCGTCAAGACAAAGCACCAGCGAGGCCTGTCGATTCTGATTTGATTGAAATCAAACCTTTAGACGTCGATCCAACTGGCAAACCTGTCATTGTTAATTTTGGTCCACATGCTCCCGCGCAAACTGGTTATTTTATTGATTCAGTGTGCAGTGATGGTCATTTCATGATCCGCCTTGGTGATTCTTGGCCATTCAAAGTTAATAGAGCAAAAGTAAGAATTGATCGCGATCGAATTGTGGAATCAAAAACTGATAGGCGTGCGTTAAAGCAAGAGCAGGCAAACGCGCACACATTGCCACAGCTTCTCGCCTTGGCCAATAAACGCGGCTATAGTCCCGGCTGGGCGTACCGGATCTTCCACGCGCGTGGCAAACGCTGAGACCGACATTCAGCAGCGCATCCGCTTGGCAGTTGGCACCCGATCCGATCTCCGCCTGTTCCGCAACAACACCGGCACCCTGCCCGATCCACGCACTGGTCGACCCGTCCAGTTCGGCCTCGCGCGCGGCTCCGCAGACCTGATCGGCTGGCGCACCATCACCATCACACCCGAGATGGTCGGGCAGCGTGTTGCCGTCTTCACCAGCATCGAGGTGAAGACCATCACAGGCCACCTCACTCCAGCGCAGCAAACCTGGATGGGCACTGTCCGAGGCGCTGGTGGCATCGCTGGGGTCGCGCGCTCAGTCCGAGACGCAGAAGAAATCTTGAGATAGCTTCCTAACCTCCCATCCTTCGGTCATACTTCTTCGGCTACGTATCAGAGCCAAGTGGCCGCAATCATCGATCAACTCAGAGGCATCCCTGACTCATGGGCGCTCGTCGCAGTCGGGAACGACAAACGCCCCTATCAGCCCGAGTGGCAGAAGAACCCCCTCAGCAAGCGCCAACTGGAGGTTGAACTGCACGCAGGCCGTGCCGTCGCTGTTGGCGTCCTCGCAGGTCCACCATCAGGCGGTCTGCTATTCGTCGATCACGATGGCCTCGGCGCTTCCGAAGTCCTCGAATCCCTCGGCACCTCGCTGCGCGACCTGCCCAAATCCTGGGCAGTCACCTCCGGCCGTGATGGTCGCCTGCAGATCATCTACTCCGTGCCTCGCGGCTTCTGGGATCAGATCAAAACCACCAAACTCAAATCTTCAATCAAGGGTGAACAGCTTGAACTCCGCTGGACTGGCTGCCAGTCCGTAGTCCTCGGCAAGCACCCGATGACTGGCTCCTATCGCTGGCTCAAGGATCGCTCACCATCCGATCTGCCCCTCGCAGAAGCGCCATCTGTGCTGTTGCAGCAAATGCAGCGCACATTAGAACCACCCCAACTCATTCACGTACCCAATCCGGTTGAAGATACCGATCGCGCTCGTACCTACCTCGATCGCATCCCATCGAACCTCGCCGATGACTACGACGAATGGGTCAAGGTTGGAATGGCGCTTCATAGCGTCGGTGATGATTCGCTCCTCAAAGATTGGATCCAGTGGTCTGCTGGCTCCGGCAAATTCAAGGCCGGCGAGTGCGAACACAAATGGTCGACTTTTAAGTCCGATTCTGGCGGCATTGGCCTCGGCACTCTCTACCACCTAGCTGGTGGTATCTCGCCTCGCCAAATTGCCGTCAATGCAATCAAGTCCGCACTCGGTAGCGATCATCCCAAGGCCGCAGCTTTTGAGACTGCTGGATCCAAAGCAATCAAGCTCGAAGTCGATGAACTCCTTGCCTTGATCCGTCAGCAACAAGGTGATCGGCTCAGATACAACATCTATACACAAGCCATCGAACTTGACGGCAAAGCGCTTCACAATTTGGAGCATCATTACCTTGAACTAGCACTCGCTGGTGTCAAGGTTTCGAAAGAGCTGGCAGCTGATGCTGTCGTCTATGTGGCTCGAGAGAATCAATACGATCCAGTCCGTGAATACCTCGATCGCGTTGCAGAAGAAGTTCAACCTGTGCCCATCGATCATCTAGCTACGGCCTACCTACGCCCAGACGATCAACCCGGCACTCTGTACGACGCCATGCTCCGCTGCACTCTCATTGCAGCAGTGCGCCGCGTTTATGAGCCAGGGGCTAAACACGACTCAGCCTGCGTGCTCATGGGACCCCAAGGCTGTGGCAAGTCCACCTTCTGGCGCAATCTCGGCGGTGCCTTCTTCTCTGATGCTCTCCGCGACGTGTCCAGTAAGGACGACCTCATGGTGCTCCACCGCTCCTGGATCATGGAGTACGGCGAACTGGACTTCCTTACTGGTCGTCGCCACGCAGGCCAAGTGAAGGCCTTCCTCTCACAGCAAACCGATACCTTCCGCGTGCCCTACGGCAAGGCCACCGAGGACTTCCCACGCCGCTGCATCATCGTCGGCTCCACCAACCGCGACAGCGGCTTTCTGGTGGATGACACCGGCAACCGTCGCTTCTGGGTCATCCCCGTGCTCGCAGCACCACACATCGCTGTTGATGGACTGCTCCTTGAGCGTGATGCCATTTGGTCGGCTGCCGTCGCCGCCTACCGCAATGGCGACGCCAACCATCTCCCCCGTGAAATGGAACGACAGGTCGAAACCGAGAACGAAACCTATCTGGTCTCCAACCCCTGGCAGGCCGCCGTCGAGACCTACCTGGCCAACCGTCGATCCATTGCCCCACTCACTTCTGAGGAACTGCTGAGCAACGCGATCGAGAAACCACTCGAGCGTCAAACCAGGGCAGATCAGATGCAGGTCTCAGCGATTCTCAGGGATCTCGGATGGGTCAAGTATCGAGACTGCACGGGCGGTAAGCGCCAATGGGCGTACAGACTCCCAACCTCCTGAATTAGGTTGGGAGCCGAAATCGCCCGGCCTGACTCCTTTCTCCTAACATACTAACCTCCTAACCTTAGTAATAAAGTATATATAGGAGGAGAGAGAGGGGGTAATACCCTAAGTTTGGGGGGGGGGGTCAGGTTGGGTCAGGTTAGGCACAGGCTTTCGCCTTACCCTTGGGGCATGACCACCATCCGCCTGGACATCAAGTCGGAGCTGCCCACCGCCATCCGGTGGACCGACACCATGACGAAGCAGCTTCCGTTCGCCATCAGCCAGGCCTTGAACGCCACAGCGTTTGATATGCGCACGGCGATGAACGGCGCCACTCGCCAGTACTTCAAGAACCCAGTGGCCTTCACCCAGCGCGCGTTCTTGGTCAACAGGTCGAGCAAGCGCAACCTCGAGGCCGAGGTGTACGCCGAGCGTCGCCGCGCCCGTTACCTGCGCACGTTGATCAGCGGTGGTGATCGTGGACAGAAGCCGGTCGAGCGGCGTTACCTGGCCAAGGCTGAGGCGACGATGCCGAAGGGTTCGGTGCTCGTGCCCGCAGCGATCAACCTGACGGCCGCTGGAAACGTCTCCTTGGCCACTCTGAAGCGCATAGAAAGCCAGATAGCCACGAAGGGGAAGAACAGCGTCTTCCTGGGGCGTCCAGACGGCGCTGGGAGGCCTCCCGGTGTCTACCAGCGGACGGCTAAAGGAAAACTGCGCCCGCTGTTCATCGCCGTGCCCAGTGCGCGCTACGGCAAGATGTTCCCCATGGCCGAGATCGGGCAGAAGGTGATCGACCGTCGCTTCGGCGATTACCTGCGCAGCAGCCTGGAGAAGGCGGTGGCCTCGGCTAGGTGACCCCCCCCCTCCCCCCATCGCGCGGGTCCTTCCGGAGGTATTTGTCGCGGGTCGTCCAATCG